ATTAATACCAATGATAGCAAGTCCAATTGGTGGAGGATTTAAAGGGCTATAAGAAGGAACCATAATATTGGTTACCCTAATATAAAACGGTAAATCAGAAATAACAACTGCTTTTCTAGATCTACAAGTTTCAATTACCTCAATGACTCTTTTACTGTCAGTAGGTATGACAGTTGATGTAGCCATTAGTCTGTAATATCCTCAATCATATTTACAGTACCCTGTAAAACTGTCCATACAATAGTATTGGCTGTAGTAGCCATTTGAATATCAAATTCATCATCTGTTTCCAATAATTCTGTTTCATCATATTCTAGATATACGGTGAATTCTCCTGGACCATCGTCTTCATCTGCTTCTGGAGTAACTGTCAAAACAACGCTGCTAGTTGAAGGACGATAAAAATCCATTTCAATTGTCCAATCAGAAATTTCTAAAGGTTCTCCTGCATCATCTTGGACATACATCTTAAAAGAAGCAGTATCGCCTCTTACAATTGTCCATACAGATTGTGGTGGCTCAGAACCAATTTGATATGGTGATTGATTTCTATATTGTGCCATTATGATAATCCTGTCTTTATTGATCCCCAAGTGCCGTTGCCTTTGGTCATTCCTACAAGTATAATTCCATTTACAGCAACATATGCAACAACGCCAACTGCGCCAGAACCTGAACTTGGTTGAACATCTGTAAGACCCCCACCATCGGCGGTATACAAAATAGTACTAGAAGTAAAAGCAGAAGTATCAACTCCTGAAAATACACCAGATAAAACAATTACTCCACTAGATCCATCTGCTATTGCTGTTTGAGCTAATCCTGCTACAGGAAAAGTATCTATATCTGTTGAATCACATTTAGATATTTCTGGTTTATTTTCTACAGAATCATATCCAGATATAAATACAGGATCACCTTTATCAATATTATCTCCACTATTGTTTGAGATTTCTAGAGTATGTAAAGGAAGTCCAATAGAAGGCAAAACATTTTCAATTTGTTCTGCTAATGCTTGTATATCACTAGATACTGCTACAGGATCAGATAATACTGGATAAGGTAGATCGTATACGGGAGTTGAGCCAGATGACATAGTTATTCCATTATACCATTTGTCGTGGTTTTTTCTTAAGATTGCAGATAGCATGTGCTGGTTTTACATTGGCCAGGGTATCTGGTCCGCCAAGGGCTATATCTATAACATGCTCTATATTAAGGCCCATTTCCCATCCTGGCTCACCACACCTGCGAGTAGCGGTCATATTAATTGGGACATTGCAAAGATAACAATTGGATCCATATAAAGCCAAAACTTGTTCCTCTGTATAGTACTCATAGCCGTTATTCTTTATCTTAGCCCTTCTTCTTCTCTTTGAGATTCTAGAATACTCTGGGTGCTTTTTGTGATATAACTTAAATGATTCTAGCCTTTTTTCTTTATTATTAATATACGAATTTGCTCTATATCTTTTTAATTTTTCGGGGTATTTTTTAAAATATTCTTTTTGGTACTCTTCAATTTTTTCTTTATTTTTTTTATAATATTCTTTTCTTTTAATTCTTGACTTTTCTTTATTTTTACTATAGTAATAAGACTGATAGTGTTTATTACACATGCCTCGTTTTATAGCCTTTATATCACAGCCATCACTAGAGCAGATTTTCATATATCAAATATACCACACCTGCTTGCTATATTACCCATAAGTATGCTATTATAGTTCTATGGCGCTGCAAGGTGCCATATGCATTTTAGGAGGATAAACTTGACAAATAATAAAATGCTTGTAGGGGTAATAGGTGGTGCGTTTCTGTTGGTATCTATTTTAGGTTCTATACCGTCTCATGCTACCAAAAACAATTTATCAAAATCAGAAGGAATAGTACTTGCCACCCCAAAGGTGGCTTTTCTGCTTTCTGAGGATAAAAATGAAAAAATACTTTCTAAGTATAAAAATATGACAAGTTTGACTGACAGCCAGTTGGTTGAATTACTTAAAGCAGTGGGATTTGAGGGTAAGGCTTTAAAGGTTGCTTGGGCAATTGCTAAAGCTGAATCTAATGGTCGCCCATTTGCTTATAATGGAAACACCAGTACTGGAGATTCCTCTTTCGGTATCTTTCAGATCAATATGCTAGGTGGATTAGGTCCAGATCGTAGAGATAAATATGATCTTGATTTCAATGCCGCCTTATTTAACCCAGTTATGAATGCTCAAATTACATACCGCATGACAAAACGCGGTACTGATTGGAGTTCCTGGACATCATACACAAAAGGTGCCCATTATAAATGGTTAGATAAATTTCCTGAATAATAATTAGGGAAATAAAAATACCCCCAGGTTTTTGACTTGGGGGTTATTTTTTTATATAAAATTATTTAGCGTATCTAACTATTACGATTCCTGAACCGCCAGTTGCTCCAGTTCGCCCGCCGCCGTCGCCGCCGCCTCCACCACCAGTGTTGGCAGTACCACTTGTTGCAGGTAGGCCACCAGAACCAATTCCACCATTACCGCCGCCGCCTGAACCACCAGTTCCTGCCACACCTCCTGTTCCATAAGGAGCGTAAAGACCACCGCCGCCTCCACCAGCATAAGTAGCAGAAGAACCACTGATAATTGTAGTTACGCCATTGCCTCCATTGCCACCAGTTGATGAGTTAGGTGTATCTTGACCGACACCGCCTGCACCACCACCTCCTGCGCCTGGATATTTCTGCGCTCCTAAGCCATTTATAACTGAACCGCCTGCATAACCTTGATTAGCAGTTCCAGCACCACCACTAGAAGTAGTCGTGCCGTTACCAGCACCACCACCGCTTCCGCCGCTTACGCCTGACGCAGAGCCACTACCAGCACCTCCGCCGCCGCCGCCTTCTGAAGTGATTGTTGAAAATACTGAATTAGAACCGTTATTACCGTCTGCTCCACCTGATGATGAGCCAGTACCGCCAGCGCCAACAGTTACAGTATAAGCCTGAGCAGTTAGAGATAAAGCAGATTCAAGACTTCCGCCACCACCTGTAGCAGTTACAGTACAGCGAAGACCACCTGCACCCCCAGCACCCATTGCATAATCACCTGCTGCACCACCACCACCGCCAGCAACTACTAAGTAGTCAGCCGTTAGGCTTTGAGTAGGTGTAAATGTTCCTGAAGCAAAGAAGGTATGATAAACATAATTATCATCAAAAGTAACAGCTCCACCAAAAGCCTTGGCGCCAGCAGCAATAGTATTAGAAACACCATATAGGGTAGCTGTGGAGTGTTGGACAAATGAACCCGCGTTAGGTGTTAGCGTGATTCCAGAGATAGCAGTTGCATCAGACCATAAACCAGCAGCAAGGTAAGCATAAGCCTCGGTAGCATTATTTTCGGTTACTGCATCTACAGAATAAGATTTATTATTACTGCCAGTGTAATTAGGAATATATAATTCTATGTTTGAAAATGTACTAGCTGTTGCGGTTGAACCAGGTTGTGAACCAGCATAACGAGCTTGAGTAAAACTTGAAGCAGATGAACCGCTACCATACAAAATCCTGGAACTAAAATTAGAAGTAGAACTATTAAATGTAAAATAAATAGAATCTGCTACAGAAGCATTAGTTGTTCTACCTGATAAAACAATCTTCAAGTCAGTATAGGTCTGCGGAATAGAAGTGAATTGAATATTTGCAGCACTTGTTGCTGATACTGTTACTGTTTGTATTGCTTCCATATTTGGATTAGTTGCCATTTTTTATATACCGCCCTTATACCGCATACCTGATAACAACAATGCCTGAACCGCCTACGCCGCCGTTACCAGCATTAAAACCACCAGCACCACCACCAGTATTGGCAACTCCATTTTTATTTGTGGAACTTCCACCTGTACCGCCTCCACCTGTTCCAGCAGTTCCGCTACTTCCTGTTCCATAACCTGAACCACCACCTGCATAGGTAACAGATGAACCAGTGATAGATGATGCAAGACCATTACCACCATTACCACCAGCCGAACTAGCCGCAGCACTACCAGCCACACTTGCACCGCCTCCGCCGCCGCCAGCAGTACTAGTTGAAGAAGCACCACCTGCTAAACCTTGATTGGCAGTTCCTGAACCAGCAATACCGCTATTGAAAGCACCACCGCCAGATCCACCAGTATTACCGTCTAAGCCACCATCTGCACTACCGCCACCACCTGTTGAGGTAATTGTTGTTATACCTGTTCCAGAAATAGAAGAATTAGAACCATTGCCACTCGGTCCAGAAGGACCATTAACCCCACCAGCGCCTACAGTAATTGCGTAAGCAACGTTTGCAGAAACATTTATTTTAGATTCAGCACTTGAGTTAGCACCAGAAGTGCCAGCAGAAGTTCTGAAACCACCAGCACCGCCGCCTTGAACATATCCACCACCACCACCTGCAACTACTAAATAATCAACATTTGATAAATTGTCGGTAGGTGTAAAAGTACCTGAAGAATAAAATGTATGATACCAATATGATCCATCTGTAACAATAGTATCTCCACCATATGCCTTGGCTTGTGCTGATAATTCAGCATCTATGCCATATAGGTTGAAGGTTGAGCCTGAAGAATAAGTACGAGAAGAATCTAAAGAAATCTCAATGGCAGTAATAGCAGATGTGCTACGCCATAGACCAACTGTTGCTGCTGTTTCAGTTCCAGCATCAGACTCTCTCCATAATACTGTTTTATATGTTGTTGTGTTTGAATAATTATTAAAATTCCAAATTACATTTTGCACATTATTTTGTATAGTAGAGATAGCGCTGTAATAAAGTTTAGAGTTATTTGTTCCGCGCTCACTATAAGCAGTGCTTCCGTTTCCTGCTAACCAAGTCCAAGAATAGTTAGAAGCGGTATCGCTATTTATTCTTATCCAAGGATCTGTGGCAGCAGATACGCCAGTAATATTAGCAACCATAACCAAATCAGTATATGTCTGTGGAATATTAGCAAATGTAACAGAAGAAGTAGCAGCAGATAAAGTAATAGATGCTATTGGTGTTTGGGTACTCATTTTATGCCGCCTTTATTCCGTAGAGGGCGAACTGGGAGTATTGATTTAAGTTTCCAGAAAAACCAGTAAATTTAATTGAAGTTATTGCGTTTGTATTTCTCCACAAACCTGAAGTAACAGCAATAACTCCTGAACCGTTTGAATCGTACCCATCTAAACATCTTGTAGTCTTATATTTATTTGTGTTTGCATAATCAAGTATGTCAATGACGCACACAGCAAAAGTGCTAGTGGCTGTTCCTGTGTTATTACCCCAAATTGGAATATTCGCCCTATCTCCATAACTTGAAGCGGTTGCAGATGAACCCTCTCCATAAATAATATGTGAGTTGTAATTTGTTCCAGTATCACTATTTATTTCCATCTTTACAAATTGACCAGCGCCTGCGGTTTGGGCTATTGCTCTAACCTGCAAATGCGTATAAGTATTAGGAATATTTGAAAATGTAACAGATGAAGCACCAGATGGACCTACAGTGACAACCTGCAATGGAAACATTGCACCAGTGTCAGAAACTTTTAATATAGAAGAAGCAGTTATTCCAAGTATTGGCATTAGGCAATATCCCCTACTACATACCAGAGATCCGTGCCACCCTTTAGCAATGTTGCTGATGAGTATTGAGCACGTAACGCTGGAGCAGTAGGAGTGGCACCAGTAGAAGATACTGTAGTTGTGCCTGATGATGCTGCTTGAATTGTTACCTGCCCTGCACCAATCTGAATAATATTAATCTGTGTTCCAACTGGGAAGGCAGTTGTAGCATTTGTTGGAATAGAATATGTTTGTGTTGCTGATGTTGAAGCAGTAACTAATTTATCTTTATCACCTAAAACAAATGTATATGTTGTACCTGTTTGTGCATTAAGTTGTAAAGTAGAAGAAGCATAGTCTAATGAATTAGTACCGTCGCCAACTTTAATCTTTTTATTTGAAGAATCATAAGAAATTATTCCGCTTGTTACAGAAGATGTTGTAGATAAAGAAATTACAGGAGTTGTTAATGTTTTTCCTGTCATTGTTAAAGTGTTGTTTGTTGTTGCAACTACCGTCGTGTCTACGGAAAGTGTAATTGTTCCAGCGGTGCCACCTCCGCTTAAGCCTGTGCCAGCGGTAACTCCAGAAATATCTCCATCATTTGCTACCCATGCAGATCCATTATAAAATTGAATCTGATTTAAAGGATTTCCACCAGCATCTTGTCTAACAAAACAGATTGTTCCATGTACAGCAGATGTTATTGCTGCGTCTCTTGCTGCGGGATTTAAAAAATTATTCCATCCATCTTTTGCTACTACAGCATCATCAAAATAAACATCATTAAGAAATGTTTGGGTATTTGTCCATTCATATGCAGAAGCAGTATCTATCTTTGCACCAAAGGCATACCATGTATCTCCTACTGAATCATACATGTAAGCGGGTTTTCCGCTATCGTTAAATGATGCTGGCATAATATCTCCTCTGTGTTATTATAGCAGATTAGTTAATTAATAGAGCTGCTTCTTCAGCAGTTAATGGTTCTCCAGAAACTAATTTTGCTTTTGCAGATTCTTTAAGTGCCGTTTTTTCAGCAGCCTCTGCTTCACGTGCAGCCTGTGCTTCCGCAGCAGCAGCAGCATCTTGATCACGCTGTGCAATTTCGGCGGCAGTCAAAGCAATATACTCTTGTTTTCCAGTAGCACAATCTGCTACTAGTTTATATTCAGTCATTTACAACCTCATCCCAAGATTGATTATCTTCATTCCATGTATATAGTTTTCCATCTGTTGGATATGCAACAGGAGATTCCCATAAACATGAATCTTCATTTAATAACCATGAATTAAAAGGTTTTGGTGGTATGAATGCATCTTTTCCTGAATCATATGTATAACCAATACCTGCATAATTTTTTCTTAATGGTGTACCGCCATTTGCATGTACTCCACCATTAGTATTATATGATGTTTGAATCCATGTACCGCCAAGACCTAAATCGTTAGCAAGAAAATTTTGTCCACGAGTTGCATCTTGATCGGACACAACTAAAACTTGTGTGACGATATTATTTTCGTCAATTTGTGCAAAATGTGCCATTGTTTTCTCCTTTGTGTAATTATAGCAGATTTATTTTTGCTATACCGCCCTATTTTACTAGTGCGTTTGCTTCTTCTTCTGTAAGTCCTAGAGCAAGTAATTTTGCAATACCGCTGGCTTTCACGGCTGCTGCCGCTTCTGCTGCTGCTAGTCGCTCTGCTTCTGCTACAGCAAATGCTGCTGCGTCTACTTCGCGTTGTGCGATTTCTTCGGCGGTAAGGGGAATAACCTCTTGTACCTTAGTCTCACAATTTATTACAACTTTTGTTAATGTTTCTGACATTTTTCTACCTCCTTTTTATATTTATTATACATTATGACTTTTTGATTCCGTATAGGGTAACAGTGGAGTGTTGGGCAAAATTGTTTGCGTGATAACCTAATAATCTAATGCTAGTAATATTCGAAGAATTAGACCATACAGAAGCCGTTATTTCCGCGTTGGCTCCTGTTGCATTATTTTCATCTACGCTTTCGCAAATAACACTTTTATTGTTTGAGCCAGTATAATTTGGAATATAAACTAACTGATTGCCAAAAGTATTGACAGTTTGAGATGTGCCAGGAATAGCACCGCAAAGAGCAGCCGTACCAGGACTACCCGAAATTCCCGAAGTTGTATCACCACTTGCAGAAGAGCCATTGCCCAATAATCTGACAGTTGAATAAGATGAAGTGTTGCTATTAAATCTTATAGAAACATTATCATAACTACCAGCAGAACGAATAGAATAAAGAAGTAGCAAATCAGTATAAGTCGCAGGTATGCTAGTAAAATCTATGTTAGCCACACTAGTAGTCGCAGTATATGTGGCTATTGGTATATATGTGTTAGCCATCATGCCGCCTTTATTCCGTAAAGAGTGAAAGTTGTTCCAACATCATATAACCCAGACTCTCCTATTGCTTGCTTAAAGTTTATTTGAGTAATTGCTGCGGTATTTCGCCATAGCGCAACGATTACCTGAAGGTCAGTAACAGGGCCAGTTAAAGTAAATGCTTTTGTTATGACCGTTTTATAGGTATTTGATTGGGAATAATTCATATAATTGATAATGGCTACAGATCTACTATCACGAGCAAATGTTCCTATATTAAGTCCATTGTTGCCAACCCCTCTGCTTGAAGTGGGAGTTGACCCAGCTGTTGATAAAACGGTGCTTGAGTAGTTGCCTCCTGGTGTAGTTACATCTCCATTCAAAGAACATTGATTACTCATAGCAGTAGTTGCATTTGTATTTTGTCCTTCCACCACCGCGACTATATCTGTATAGGTTTGTGGCAAATTTGCAAATTGTACAAGGGCAGAAGAAGAACTCAGCGTTGTAGTTGCTATCGGTTCATAAGTTATAGGCATTATGCGCTCCGTATTCCGTAGAGGGCGAATTGGCTGTACTGTTGAAATGTAGAAGTATTTGGTTCTATTTTGAAACTTGTAACAGCAGAAGTGCTTTGCCATAAACCGCTATTCAGTTGCAAACCACCTGAACCATTAACATCGTAACCAGAAAGCATACGCAATGTTTTATATTTATTTGTATTTGCGTAATCCAATATGTCTATTACACCAACGCCAAATGTATTAGAAGTTGCTGAAAAACCATTTGAATAAGCTCCATACATAAATGCGGCAGAGGAACCAGCATTAGCAGTAACTGAACTGCCATTTCCTTGAATTTCGTGCCAAGCATAATTACTTCCATTATCAGAATTGAAAGTCATTTTGAAAACTGCAACACTTCCAAAACGAGTCATAAACCTTACCTGCAAATGACTATAAGTATTAGGAATAGAAGTAAACTCCACATTGGCAGCACCACCGCCACCAACAGAATAAGTAGCAATAGATTCAAATGGACCAGTTTCAACAAGTTTTCCCCACCCAAAACCTTTTGCTGGAGATACCCCACTTAAACCAATATATGGCATTTGTTACCCCTTATGCAAACTTAGTCTGACTTGCCAATACTGTATAAGTAGCAGATCCTGATTTCATTATTGTAATGACATATGCATCAATGCTATTTGTGTTACCGCTTGAAGGCGCTGTTCCACCTTGCCATTTTGGAGTTACTGATGATCCATCAACTTGTACTGCAGTAGGATAATAAGCAGTAGATCCATTTTGAATCAATACAACTGCTGTAATAGTATCATTTGTAGCAAGAATTGTGTTTAATGATGTTGTTGCGCTACCCCGCAAATTAATAACTTGATTGCCTGTAGCATTTGAATTGAAAAAATGTGTATTTGCTGTTAATAAATCAATAGCAATTGTGCCTGTTGCGGCGGTACCTGTAAATACCATTCTTTCTTCACCAGATACAAGTACTGGAGAAGATAATGTTGATGTATTTATTGTAGGAGAAGTTAATGTTTTATTTGTTAGTGTTTGAGCAGTAGTAAGATCTGCTGTTACTGTTGTATCAATTGCTACCGTTGGAATTGGGCCAGTACCGTTTGTTACGGTAATACCAGTACCTGCTGTTACAGCTGATACATCTCCAGCCTCAGAAGAGTTTACCCAGTTTGTTCCATTATATGCAAGAACCTGGTTTGTAGCAGGGGTAGTTATAACAACATCTGTTAATTCATCCAAAGACTGTGTAGCTAGTCCTAATAGGGGGTACCATGTATCAGTACCAGTATCATATACATACCCTGGTTTTGGATCTGTGGTATTAATGGTTGCCATATTTACTCCTTATGGTTTATTATAGCAGATTACTCAGTTAAACCAAGTTCTGATAAGACTCCTTGGATTATTTCATTTTTTGCCATATCTTCCGCCAAAGAGTCTGCGTGATTATTGCCGATATTCTCGCAATTCTCTAGGGTCATTGGAACATATCCGTCAACAAAAGGTTCGTGAGATTGCATATAGGTAATTCTGCCATCAACTAAAATTAAATATATTTTATCAGCCCAAGGATTTGTCTCTCTGATATATTCGGGCGTTGCATTATTTACATTACTTATGCCATCCCACACTCTAACTTCAAGCCTTCCGCGATGAGAATTGGTTATCTCTAATTCGTTGAAGGTTGATAACGCGGCATCAATCTCTTCGGAAGATGGGATTGGCTTTTGAAGATATCTAGCCCTGTCAATAAATATTTTATGCTCTATCATTTTATCTCCTATGTTTGGTAAACGTAAACTCGTTTTGCGCCTGTGCCACCCGAATCGCCAACGGCATAGTATATCTTAGTCCCTATGACTCCAGCAATAAAGGCTGATTGTTTTATTGGGGATGAAGTTTTTTGGCTCCAAGAATCAGTTGCAATAGTATAAGCGTAGTTGGTGTCTGTATAGTAAGGTGGGGTATTTTCAGTTCCACCTATGTAGTAAATCTTTCCATTTACATATCCTCCACTTCCAACGCCCCGCACAACAGGCATTGATGTAAGAGTGGTGTAATTGTTAGCTGCAACGTTATATCTTCTTACTACATCTGATCTAGTAGGATTATCCCCCGCAACCATATAAATATTTGTGCCATCGGTAACAGTAAGTGCCCAAGTTACTCCGCTTGGAAAAGTTGCTTTAGTTGACCAAGTATCTGTAACAGTATCATAGGCTTCGTTAGGGCCAGGATTTATCAATGAGCCAGTGTAGCCACCTAACACATAGCACACTGAACCAACCGCTACGGCCATCAAATAGCTTCTACCTGTTGGCATAGCAGTTTTGGTTGTCCAAGTATTAGCGCTTACACTGTAAGCTGTATTCTGAGTACCAGCAATATAGTCTCCAAAAGCGTAAATTGTTCCTGAAACTTCTGCACAAGCGAGAGCATCTCTTTTTGCTGGAAGAGCGGCTTTTTGTGTCCAAGTATCAGTCGCTGGGTCGTATTGTTGCGTAAAGGTGTTGGTAGCACCTCCTCCAATTACATAATATTTTCCACCCGAAACTGCTCCACCAAAATAGCCAGCATCATTAGTAATATCAGCAAGACGAGTGTATGTGTCAGGAATAACAGTTGGACTTGATGCCCACCCATAAACCTTGGCACCACCTATGAGTTCTATTAATGGACTCATATTATGACCTACGCAAACTTAGTCTGAGATGCTAATACTGTAAATGTAGCAGATGCTGTTTTAATAATGTTGTAAAGATATACATCAATACCGCTTGCATTACCCGCCGCTGGCGCAGTGCCACCTTGCCACTCTACTGTAACCCCAGAAGTTGTACCATCAACTTGCAAAGATGTGTTGTAATAAGGTGTAGCTCCTTGTGTTGCTAAAAACGCAACGGTAAGAGAATCACCTGTTGTTAAAATTGAATTAAGAGAAGTAGAAGAACTTGCTCTTACATTCAATACCCAGTTTCCTGTAGCATTTGAAGTGTAATACCAAGAACCTGATGTATCAGTATCTAGATTAATTGTTCCTGTTGCAGCAGATGCAACAATATTCATTCTTTCTTCTGGAGATACTAATACTGGTTGATTAATAATTGGGGTTGTTAATGTTTTACCGCTCATTGTAAGAGTATTATTTGTTGTTGCAACTACCGCCGTGTCTACGGCAACTGAAGGAATAGGACCTGTTGAACTTGTAACAGAAATACCTGTTCCAGATGTTACTGCAGTGATATCGCCTTGATCATTTACAATCCACTCAAGGCCAGATGTAGTTGAGGAGTTAACTGCAAGAATATATCCATTTGTTGATGCAGCATTTAAAACTGAAGCGGTATCATTAGCAGTTCCTACTAAAATATCTCCCTTAGCAGAAATAACTGCTTGTGGAATAAAAGGATTTGCTGTAATTGATGTTGGATCTTTATCTACCCAAATAACACCAGTTGAAAGATCTGAAGTTGGAACACTGTTTGTAAATACCGCGGTAGCAGAAACTGGTTGTCCACCAATTGTTCCATCTTGATCTACCCAAATATATCCATTAGGAATCTCAGCTGGTGAAAAGTCTTCTGGAACTGGAGCGGTATTAGCAACATCTCCACCAGATGATGGACGATTTTCTAGATCAACAATGTCTTGCTGAATATCATAAATAGTTTTAGCCATTGAGGGTGAAACTAAAGATCCAGGTGAGGTATTTGCTGGGCTATACTCGTATGATCCGTAGTGATATGCTCTTAGGGCTGCTTGAATATCTGCAGCATCAGCATATCCTGGGATTGCTGTTGGAATTAATACTCCAATTGATTCTGTTGCCACGGTATCTCCTCGTTAACCAAAATTATACCATAGTTATGAGACTATGGTAATCTGTAAATGCGTTGTAACTTGTACTCCGCTAGTGTATGTTCCTGTGTCTCCAAGTGGTAGCCAACTAGAGGAGTCATATTCTACGGCGTTTAAATTTATTATTAAATTGCTACCCGCTAAAGCAGGAATCTGCATGGAAGAAGCAATAGGGTTTTCATATGCAATGCTATATTTAACATTAAAATTTTCTGCAGTTAGCGGGGTACCAGAAATAGTAACAATATCCTCTACAGGTATTACTATCTGAGCATCTCCATCTTCAAAGGTAGTTAAATGATTCTCTGAATAAATAGTAGGATTTATATCTAATACTTCTACCCAGACATTTCCACCAGGTTCTGCTACATATTGAAAGATATATCCATAGGTAGCGCTTGGAGAAACGTTTACATAAAGATCATTAAGAAGTAGGGTTTGTCCACCTAGTTGTCCACTAGAGGTTTGAAGATTTGGATCGCCAGATCCTACAAAGAATTTACTACCACGAGTACCTTGGGCTCCAATATCAAGTTGGAGTTCAATTACACTTGGGGGTCCAAGAACGGTGACGTCATCGTTAGATAATAATACTTCTGGCATTATGCCGCACCTGTAACCTGCTCAGTTACTGTTATAGTTCCAGTAATCAAGGTAAATACAAGCGATGCACCACTAGTAATTTCTACGTCATACACATATGTTCCAGCATCTAATGTTCCACCAACGCCTGGCAAAATTGTGCAAGTAACAGTATCATTTACTGCGCTAACTACAGCCTGTGCTTCAACGCTAAATGTTGGATTATCTCCACGACTTGATGCAATAAAAAAATCGGCGGTATAACCAGTTAAATCAAATGCTCCACCATTAGAAGTCTTTGGACGAATAACAAATTCATTTGTATCACCCTTGTAATAATTAAAATTATATGTTCCTGGAAATGCCATTATGCTTCTACCTTAAATACTTCGTCGTTAACTTTAATAAGCGGCGGAAGTAAATCGTTGCTATCATCAATCTTAATTACGGGCGGTAGCGAAACTGTCATAAACTTCCTCCTGGAGTTACATCACCTAGTACACTAATTGTACCAATAACTGGTGTCCAAATTGTCGGATTTGCTAAATTATTTCCAATTTGTACAGATAGATCAAAAGATAATTCTGCAACAATACTTTTATACCCTGTTCCCCATCTTTGGGTAATATCACATTCGGCGGTAATCACGACAGATCCCGTTGTGGCGGTTACATCAAGGTTATCTAGCACATCACCTAGGGGATCATAAACTGTGGCCTTATAGGTCCAGTCAGAGGTGTCAAAAGGGGTAGTCTCATCAAGTTCTAGAAAGTCAACTGTCAAAGTTGCGGTATCGCCACGAACCACTCGCCACTGAATGTTAGCAGGATTAGCGCCATATTTTTCTATATCATTTGAACAGCAGGAGTTGGCCATAATATTTGATTATATCATAAAATAAGGCTGAAACCCGCTAGGAGCAGTGGGGTGGGTAGAGAGCAACCTAGCGGGCCAGCATATTGATTATAACATTTCTTTATTATGAAAACGGACAAAAGGTATAAAAACTATTAAACCAGGCAGTATTTCTAAATTGTTATCAAATCGTTATAAAGAAAAAACGGTATAAAGTTGAAAACTACAAAACCAGAGTGTATAATTAAAATATATAAAGAAAAGAATACATTAACTATTAAGATATCTTTTAATATATTATATATAGGTAAAAAATATTAGTTCTTAGAATGATCTTTAAGGTGTTCAATCATCATATCAAAGACTTTATCCATTTTATCCTCAAGCCTGGTTACTTGATCTTTCATTGAACTTCCACTATTTGGCTTCAATTCGGACATAATATCCTCAACGTATTTTTTCACAATCCACCTTCCGACAAGTCCGACGGCGCCAAGAATGGATATAAGTGTTAATATAAATCCAGCCCAGTCCTGTGCAGTCATGAAATGAATTATATCATTATTTGAGATTGATTATTCACAAATATATGTAAATAACATATGGAACTTATCTGCCGTTGCTAAGTTAAAGGGGCTGTTATGGTCAAATGGCTCATCTTTGGCAGAACTTCCAATACTCCAAATTGTCATAGATGTACTAGAATCTGTTAAATGACCTTTTATGCTAAAGTGATGTACTCCTTGGTTTACAACGTCATGGACTGAACCACCATAAACATCTGTGTGGTATTTTGATGCAACAGGAATTGTTACTGAATATTGACCAGTTCCAAAATTAGTAACATTTGTACAATCAACATCAATCTGGACTGTTATTAGGTTTCCTAATTTAATATAATATCCTGCGGCTGGTGTTCCAGTAAATGTTAATCCAGTACCTGACCAAACTGGAGTGTACGTGAGAATTGTTGTTGTGCCATTATCTAAATCCCCTACAGGCCCCTGCGGTCCTTCAGGTCCAGTCGGTCCTGGTATTGCTCCACCGTCTGGGGGTGTATAAAATCTAGCCATTATGAACCTTGTTCAAGAGCGGTACTTAAAACCGATACAGACAAATTGCTAGTAGATCCAATAGCATATATAGCGTCTTTGCCGTTAAGTTCAAGCGAAATTGCATGGCTTGGATCAATTCGAAATCCGTAATTTGAAGATGTTAAGTTCGCCGCACCGATATAGATATATCCTTCGGCATTTACATTTTGCATTGTAATGTCTACTCCTGAGTGAGTTCCTGGTGGACTCAAAAGGATCGGCGATGTTGTACTTAAAATTACTACTTTGTGTGCTGTCATAAAATGTATTATATCATTTTAAATACGATTTTATGCGGCGGTATACAACAAAGCCGAAAATGGATATTCAAACCACACCCTAGACAATCTATGAATGAAGCATTCATTATGTCTGAATATGTAGGTGTCTAAGGTATAATGGCATATATGGAAAATAACCAGGATGATGTTAAGCCATGGGATTTAATAAATGGATCTCCTAGATCATCAGAAGAATTGTCTGAATACCGTTTGGAAATTTGTAGGAGTTGTCCTATGTACCGTCCAAAAACCAATACCTGTAAAAAATGTAATTGTTTTATGAAGTTAAAGACTACTCTGGAACATGCTAAATGTCCTATTGGGAAATGGTAGATTTTTTATATACCGCTTGAAAATTACTCTTTGTAGATTATAGATTTGATCCAATGCCAGATAATAAGCAATGTTATATATCCAAGAGCAATACCTAAACCATAAAACCAGAAATACATTAATTCGGCAAATAGATCTATATAGACCACCAGCCTCTTATAGTACCCCCATCTATTGGGCATATATACTCTTTAGGTTTATCTGATTTATAATATTCTACAAATAGTTTATGTTGTAGTTCTAGATTGGTTTCATGAGTATACCGCCCACAATATGGACATGTTTCATGATGAACATATTGGAAGATATGGATACAGGTCATGATTTTATTATACCCTGGAAAAATCTGAATATTTTTTCATTTTGGGAAAATCTGAATATTTTGCTAAGATGTATGATGCAGCATTTTGAAAAAAAATAATAAAATAATTAGTGAGCACACCCTAGGAGATCCCACAAGGGGGGACATCAGCGCATAGGCGCTGTGCCCTGTAAATATCCATCTATCCCTAATAAATCACAAGTAATTTTAACTCTTTGATTTTTCTTTAGAGATGATTTATACATGTCTATAAAGTAATAGACATTTTCTTTAGTAGGTAATTCCATGTCATGGGTTTTGCCACTCATGCTAGTTATTGTTAGTTTCATCTGATACCCTTTCGTTTTCGTAATGTGTTCTGTCATAGTTAGCAAGTGTCCCACCATTGGCTAGGTGGGCTATCCTGCGTAATTGTTCATCTGAGTAGGTAGCCACTAGGCTACACACTCACAAGGCTCAACGCCATAATCGTCATTGTCACCATAGAATATAACTCCATGTCCATGACACTCATCACAATTTATTCTTTCTATTGCGTTTATCATTTTTACTTATCCTTTCTTACTGTTAATACATTGTAGGTAGCGTCTTTCTCTACTACCTGTAATTCTTTCATAAAGTCTAATAACTCTTTGGTAGAGTTAAAGGTTTCTACACCTAACACTTTAGTTTTCTTACTATTCCATATTGCTATTTCTATTTTCATTTTCTTTTTTTCTTTCTGTTAGTTTAATTCTTAAAGTGTAGCAGGGGCTACTGACATAGCCTCTACTGTAAATCCGTTAGCCACTAGGCTATCCATTAGGTCATTTATCATTGACTCATTTATCATAAGTCTATCTGAGATGGAAACTAGAGAGCCATCTTTCTCTACTGTATAACTTAGGTTTAGCATTTTGCTACCTTCTTTCTTTCTGTTTAATACTGTAAGTCTATCTGTTGCCACTGACATTTTGAGGGTGTCTATGGGTTAGTTCCCTGTGAGATACCTCACATTTTCTAGCCTCTTAGTAGTCCTACTGCCCACACGATAAAGGCTGGGATTTGAATACATAGTGCAATCGCTGCGACCATTTCATACTCTGTCATTTTTAGTTATCCTTTCTTTAGTTTCTATACTGCGTATTCTACACGCTATCACTGACAAAATCAAATCTAAACGCGGCGTGTCGCAAACAATTTTTGTGGTGTTGGTCACACCTGGTTATCCACATAGTTATCCACAGGCCTCGGGCGTGTCCGTTTTGTACCATTTAAGTATGTGACTTAATTCACAAAAATAGTTTTTCCCAATGTCCGTTTTGTCATACTTACTGGCTAGTAGATGTCAGTGCCCCCTGTTATACTTCCAGTATAGAAAATAAAGAAAGGTTGGTAAATAAAATGACTAACACTAAAAAATGTAAATGTGAAAAAGCACATCTCCTAACTGATGTGCTAACTACTGAGGATAATCTCAGAGTAGTAAATGTCCAGAAATGGCATAAATGCTTTAACTGTGGAAAGTTCCAAATCTCTAAGTGGATTAGACTTCACGAGTTTAGATGTAATCCTTCTTACTTCGTAAAGTAAGTAAATAAAAATCCTAGTGAGCCTCACTAAATAAGTGAGCAAATAATCTAGGTCAGCAAAACAAATTTCTTAGAAAGGAAATAAATAAATGACTTACACACTAACACTAGAAACCTTCAATGGTTCTACTAAAAAAATAAACTTGTCATCTAAAGGTCAAGTTGCTGAATTTATAAATACTTATCCTGCTAAATTACCAGTAGGAATTTCAGTAAAAGTTTCTTGCGATACTCTTGGAATTCGTGGAACAATTCGTGGAAATAAAAATTTGTAAATAAATAAAAAGTTTTCTACTAATAAAAAATTGGTAGAAAATTCCCGAGGATCTCGGGGAGTTATCCACAGGCTTATCCACAGGTTTAAGATGTGAGATTTATCACAAAAATTCTTTTTAAGAATGTCCGTTTTATACACATACTGACGAGTAGAATGTCAGACCCCCCTGTTATACTTCTAGTATAAGAATTAAATAGTGGTTAGTGAGCCTAGCAAATAAGTCTAGAAATAGAATGAGCCTAGCAAATAAATAACCACACTAAAAAGAAAGGTAGGTCAGAAAATGACTACACTAGATAAAAATCAAGTAATAGAATACTTAATTGAAAATAACTTTAATTTTCAAGATAAAATCTGCGTATTCTGCTCAACTACTTATGATCGTTGGAACGCCATATGCGTATCTTGTCGTGAGTATAAGGGTATGACTAATATAGTTGAAGCCGTAGAATACTACGGAATAGACATTCTCCCTAACTAGGGGGAGGGTGTGACTAACCTCACACCTACCAAGCGTGGGTCTAATTTGACTTTCACGCTAAAAAATGAAATAATAGCACTATTAGAAAGTATCTTAGAAAGGATAACTTAAAATGAAATCATATTCAATTCCAGACCTATTAGTAGGTCAGACTTATTACCCTCGCTCTCTTGCGAGAAAATACCAATACGGAGAAATAACTTTCGCTGAAAAGCGTGAGGATATTTATCTATCTGAAGGCTATGAGGCTTTCGCAATTCGCTTTAATGGTGACAGGTGGGCAACTGTCGCAGTAAAGGTGGCAGACTAATGAAATTAGACGAATTCAAGGCTCTTATTGAGAGCCAGCGCAAGGCGCAACAATTGACAAACTTAGAGAAAATCGCTAAAATAGTAAATAACACAAACACCATGAAAGGTAAAAACTAACTATGAAAACTATAACACACTCACTACACTTCGTCACAGAATTAGACGAAGCACACCCAACCGCTAAACAATTTCTTTCTCTTGATGAGATAGAGCAAATCGCTCTACTAGAAAGTATGCTAAAAGAAGTCCTTGCGCCTGCTATCAAACCTGCTCTTGATGAAATCAATGAGGGCAATTCTTGGGCTCTACTAAAGGTGGCTGAATAAATGATGACACGAAAAGACTATGTCAAGACCGCTGAAATTCTAAAAGCATTTAGCGAGGAAATTCACCCGCAAGTTTTTGAGGATTTGGTAGAGGAGTTTTCACAATTCTTCAAATCTGACAATGATAGATTTGACTTCGCAAGATTTGAGAAGGCTTGCGGAATTGATGAGTTAGGACTAATTCCAGTATGACAAATTTAATTTTGACTATCGCTATAATTTCTTTTGGAACACTTTTCGGAATGAGTTTAATTACTCTAAGAAAATTAGAAATTGAAAATAAAAAACTTAGAAAAGAAAATGCTGAAATAAAATGGAATCAAATAAAAGTTTGATTTAAAAATTTGCAACTTTAATTTAAATAGTTAGGGTTGCAAAATCCCGAGGGGTTTTCCACAGGTTATCCACAGGGGTGTTTAAGATGTGATTATAATCACTCCAAAAATTTTCCAGATTTATGGCGTGTCGTTTTGATTTTGTCAGTAGAAAATGATAGGATTACAGAGTAATAAAATGAAAGAAAGGATAACTTAAAATGACAGTTATTGAAAAAATGGAAAGAATTGCTAATATTGAAAAATTAGCGAAAGAAAAATATGGTGATAACTATATTTATGGCTTATGGGGAAGCGCACAGAGTTTTCTAACAGAGGAAAACTTAAATATAATGGAAAGAGTATTTGGAAAGGAAGAAAACTAAAATGGGATTAGATATGTATATGAGTGCTAGAAAGCACATAAATAAAATTAATTGGGATTTACTTGATCGTGATAGCGATACTAAGTATTCACAGGCTACTTATCCTCAATGGGATAATGTAGTAGATAGTGCTGGTTTGGCTACCCTCGCAGATAGAGAAGGTATCTATGGTGTAGATGTGTCAGTAAATGTCTGCTATTGGCGCAAGTGTAATCAGATACACAATTGGTTTGTAAAGAATATTCAAGGTGGCGAGGATAATTGTGGAGAATACTATGTATCCAATACTAAGATAAGAGAATTAGAAACACTTTGTACTTTGGCTATAACTAATAAAGACCCTAATTTGCTACCGCCAAGAGAAGGATTTTTCTTTGGTGGAACAGATATTGATGAGTGGTATTGGCGAGATATTGAGGATACTAGAAAGCAATTGAGAAGGCTAATTAATCTGCCTGAGTTTGAGGAATTGTCTTTCTACTATCAGAGTTCTTGGTAGGACAAAACGGACATATTGGACAGGGCGTGGCAGATTTGGAAATGTCAGCCCTATCTGATAGGATTTCAGTATGAACAGAAAGAAGGAAAGAAAAATGGATAAAGTAGAATACGCGTTAAACACAATTCGCAATTGTAATGCTTGCGAAGGTAAAGGTAATCTCTATTGGGGAATTGGAGAGGACTTTGATTTTGAGGTTTGCGAGTGTAATCCCTATGAACTAATCTTAGATGATGACGGAGATGTAATTTGGGATAATGGTTTGCTAAGCGAGCCTGAACTAATTAAAGATTTTTTTAATCTTAGCATATTCGCAAGTCAGGAGGCTAAATAATATGGGAAGCAATTTTGCTCACGATTTAGCCCTTGCTGATAATCTTGAAATTGAAAGTCAGATAGCAATTCACCTATCTGCTAATCACTACCCACCAATTCCACGCTCTATGGTTGCTCCTTGCGTTGAAGCCATAGACGCAGTTAATGACGCTGGACTTTGGGAGTTAGAAATACCTATGCCTGAAGGAATAACCTATAAGGGTTTGACTACCGCCCCTGCTTGGGCTATTATTGAGCAACACCACCTAAATGCGTGGCTTATTGAAAGGGAATACTAAAATGGAATACTTATACGCAATTACCGCAACCTATGATAACGATAAAGCCCCTCATTGGGTTGGTCGTTATTCTGACGCAATTAGCGCAGTTGGCGAGTGGAATAAAATAACGGATTGGGGATTTGCTAATGAATACGCAACCTACAATTTTTCAGAGCCATCAGGTAAAATGATTACTAAGATTTTTTATCGTGACGGAAGGGTATCAGGTAAATAAATGTCTGATACACTAATTTCTATGGATTACAGATTTGTAGATATTCTTAATGCTGACCAATTAGAAGTAGGAGATCTAATTGGTTTAGGCATTATTGGTATTGTAAAAATTGTTTCAATTACTCCAACTAAAGATGGATTCGCTCTTGTCATTGATAATGAGTTTAATGAAAAAGAAGATGTTGAAATTCTTGATGATGAAAAATTTGAATTCTTTATTTTAGAATAAAGGCCCCCGAGGCGCCCTATTTGTCCGTTTTGCCCTTTACGTAGGACTTGATATTTTTCCTAATTTATGATAAGATTATTTCATGTGGAAAAAACCTAAAGAGCAATTACGTAGATTACAAGAATTACGTAGATCTAACGCTGCCACCCCATTACGTAGTAAGAAAATTTATTCACGAAAACCCAAGCATAAAAATTTGACACAAGACTAGAAAAATGTTATTATAGAAGTTCAGAAAGGAACCCCATGAAACTAAAACGCTCTAACGATAGAAAGGTTGCTAATGCCGTATCGCCAAATGGAAAAACCGCAACAATTGCCAACACTTTTGGACTGCCTGCTGGAAAGAATTACTCATGCCCTGGTGCCACCAGTATTTGTGAAAGTGTATGCTACGCAGGAAAACTTGAAAAGATATACAAGGGAGTAAGAGATAACCTGCTCCATAATTGGAACCTGCTAAAAGACGCAGACCATGACACTATGGAAAACTTATTGCAGGATATGATTAATGATTTTAAGATTGATTGTGATAAACGAAATGCTCCTAAACTATTCCGCATTCATTGGGATGGCGACTTCTTCAATGATACTTATACTTTTGCATGGAAGCATGTCATTCTTAATAATACAGATATTCAATTTTGGGTTTATACTCGTGTGGCTACCGCCGCAGATATGCTAAAGGATATTGATAACCTATCTCTCTACTTCTCAACAGATAAAGAGAATAAGGATATTGCTATTAATCTTAATAAAGATAAGGGGATTAGATTAGCGTACCTTGCTGATACCTTCGCAATTGGGCAGGCAGACTTAAAGGCAATGATAGGAAGACCTGGCGCTAAGTGTCCTGAAAACCTAAAGGCTATTCCCCTAATTGACAAACAGGGCTCCGCATGTGTAAAATGTAGTCTATGTGTCTATAACAAGGCGGACATAGTCTTCTCTGCTAAAAAGAAATAGAAAGGGAATAATGGAACTACTAATTATCTTATTAATCTTATCTACCCTGCTATTTGCGGGTATGGGTCATAGAAAGTGATTTATCTCACAAATCTCAAATAATGAGATTTTTATAGGAAAGGATTTGACATTTTTCCAAAGAAATGTCATAATAATACAGTAATGAAAAACCAACAGAAAAAGGAGAAAGTAATGTCAGTAGCAAACGCACTATACAAAGTAGGAGATACCTACACTTCACAAAAGTCTAAGGTGACAGGTGTTATCAAGGAAATTGTGCCAACTGCCAAAAACACAGTAAGAGTTAAGTTAGATGTAAATGGCGCAACTCGCTGGACTACTTGGACAAGCAAGTAATCTTAGCCTAATGGCTAAAAGTCCTGAGTATGACTACTAAAACTGCTCAACTTGATTTCCTATCGTAGAAATGCTATGATTAGAAATAACCCAATAGAAAGGAAGTTATGTCAAGAGGAAAAGCAATTAGCGTAAAGATACCTACACAGAGAGTTATCACCGCACTAGAAACAAAGTTAGCAGAACTAGAGGCTAATTACAAAACACAAGATGAGAACGAAGCAAAGTTCCAAGAAGCACTAAAGGCTTGGAACGAGGAATTAGTAAAGTATGCTATTAGTCAAATCTCAAAAGCAGAAAATCTACGCACTAACTATCGTGAGTGGAACAAAACTCTCAATGTTGATTTTGACATCAAGGTAGAAAGCGGAACAAACTTTCCTGCTGAACCTGAGCGTAATTTTGAGCAAATCCATAATCACAACTATCGTGAGCAGAAAGACGAAATGTCTAACGCAATTCGTATTCTGAAAATGACAGATGAGGAAGTAGTTAATACCTCAACTTACAATGCGGTTGCTCGTTATCTATAATTAGATAATACTTTCCTGAGCATGAAATAAAACTGCTCAACAAAAAACCCTAACAGAAAGGAAAAGTAAATGACACTTGGAGGATACAGATACCAACTTGGTGATTTATTTACAACAAGCAAAACAGGTATTACAGGTCGCATTGAAAAGTTTGTTCCACAAACTCGTAATGTAACTAAAGTAATGTTACGCTTGGCAAATAATCAAACAAGATTTGCTATGGTAAAAACAAACTAATAGATGTCCCTGCCAGTGCTATAGCGAGGCATACAGTTCCTGAGTATGAACTAAAACTGCTCATCTTTTTTTGCGCCCCCCGAGAAATGTGATTAGGATCACAAAGCTGGTTTACGACACGACTTGTATTTTTCCTATATTTTTGATAGACTTGGGTATAACCAAAAGAAAGGAACGCCCCATGATAGCAACCGCTATTAAATTACAAGAAGCGTCAAGAGACGCAGTTCATGATGACATGATAATGGAAATTGTCAAACACATTGTCAGTATCAGAAATGAAGTAGATGATGAAAGTTTTATCAGAGAAATGTTTAACTATTCTGCTATGCTCTCTGCTATGACAACAACCTTAGTGACCCACGCACTATTGACAGAGGAACAGTTAAACGACATGATGGATACCATTAAAGAAATGGATACAGTAGGAGAGGAACTCTTAAATGAATACAGAAACAACTAATGAAATAGTAGTGCCAAACCACTACAACCCAAATCAAATCGTGACCTATAAGGTTATTGATTCTGAAGCGCACGAATCAGATATTGCAAACTGGTATCCCACAGTAAAGGTTAGCGACCTTGAATGGGAATTACACCAATACCGCAGAGAAAGACGAGAACTTAACAGATATACTCAGCATGTAAACATGCTAGAGAGTCGCCTACCTGATTACCTTGATATGGATTCAGAGGAAATCGTTGCTGATATTTGTAGTATCTTTGGATTTAATCCTACTAAGGAAATTCAATTTGAGGCTACCGCCACAATCACAGGAACAATATTAGTTCCGTTAGATGAAATTGCTAACTTTGATGTTAGCGACATTGACTTAAATGTTTATGCTGAACTAAATTCATATGACGGAGAAGCAGATGTTGAGATAGATAATATCTATAAAGTGTGATAGTGGGGCTATCCAAGACCTGAGCATGTCTTAAAACTGCTCCACAAAAATCTCGGGGGCGTGATCTTAATCACACTTTAAGAAGGTGTCCGTTTTATCCAGATTCTTAATAGTATGAATTGACATTGTCACCCCCACCTGATATGATTGTCTAAACAAATAGAAAGGAAATAAAAATGGCACATGAGTTAGAAACGCAAAATGGCGTTGCTTCTTTTGCTTCATTGCGTGAGCCTGCTTGGCATGGTCTAGGCACAGTATTCACAGATGAAAAAACCACAGCAGAAATGCTTGCTGCTGCTAATCTAAATAATTGGAATGTTAGATTGGTTGATGTTGAGATTCCAAATACTTTATCATCAGATAAAGAATATCAATATGTTGTTAGGACAAATCCTACAAATAACTCTCAGACAGATATTTTAGGTGTTGTTGGTGAGCGTTATCATGTTTTACAAAATGAGGACTTATTCTCATTTGGTGATAATATCCTAGATGGTGGAGGCAGATGGGAAACCGCTGGCTCTATTCGTGGAGGGCGTGTTGTATTTGGCTCTCTTGCTCTTGAGCGTGAAACAGTATTAGACCCTAATGGTGTAGCGGATAAGGTAAAAACTTATTTGCTTATCAATACATCACACGATGGCTCTATTGCTATTCAAGCAAGTATAACGCCAGTGCGTGTTGTATGCGCTAACACTCTTAATCTTGCGCTTGGTTCTAAGAAGAATAAAATCAAGCAATCTTTCAAGATTCGCCACACACAGACCGCTAATGGTAAAGTCCAAATTGCTCGTGAGGCTCTTGGTCTTGCTAATGCTTATATGGATTCTTTTGATGTTATGGCTAAGGCTATGATTGAAAAAGAAATCACAGCGCAACAGTTTAATGATATTGTTCTTGCTGCTTATCCTAAGCCTGAAAAAGATTCTAAGGGTGCGGTAAAGAAATGGGAAAATAAAGTTGATGTTATCAATGATATTTACACAGGGCAATTTAACGGAATGATTGCTGGTTCTGCTTGGGGTGCTTTCAATGCTCTAACTGAACGCCTTGATTGGCACAGAAATGCTCGTGGTGGTTCTAACGAATCTCTACTCGCTGCTGCTTCTGGTTTTGACGCAACAATTACAGCAGAAAAAAATCGTCTGCTAGGTATTGTAAAAAATACTTTAGAATTAGTTTAATCTAATTCAACTCCTGAGTAAGAGTATAAACTGCTCAACTTTTTTTTAAAATCCCCCCCGAGGCCATGTGATTTTTGTCACAAATTCTTTACGATCATGTAAGATTTTTCCCAAAAATTCTTTAAGATAACTTGTTTTTTTTCCCATATTTTGCTATAATTTATTTACCACAGAAAGGGTAAATATGTTAGGTTATATTAGGGAAGATTTAGATGATATGGTTTATGCTCTTGATTCTGTACTTACCACGATAAATTCAGATGATGACCCATGGCTATATAACAATACATGGAGAGCCAAGGAATTTCTTCAAGGCCTATTGGCAGAAGGGTACTTTGACTAATGGGAATGTATGATGAATCCTGGTGCTCTGACTGTGGAGTATCTATTACCTATGGCGATACTACTTGTGAGGACTGCTAATGAGCCTAGCATGGGAATTTAAAGTGACTTCTAATATGATCAGTCATATGGATGATAATGAGGCAAGTTTATTCTTTAATGCCCTGGAAGATAGCATAGAAGAGATCTGCGGTAACTATAATGTAGAGCCATGGGAAATGCAACTGTGACCAACATCACAGAAAAGCCTTTACGAAGGGATTGACAAATTCCCATATTTTTGGGAAAATAGTATTACGACAAACAGAAAGGACCCCCATGCCTAATTGGGTATTTAACGGACTAACAATAGAAGGTAATCCGTCAGAGGTCGATGACCTTGTAGCACAACTTAATAAGCCATTCAAACAAGTTAATGATTCATGGAATATAGAATCAGGACAAATGGAAAAGAAATTAACAACTTATCCAAATCCTGTATTCGCATTCTATAATATCTATAACTATATTGAGGACGGTGTTACTGAGTATGAGTATTTAGGGCAACCTGACCATAAATTACCAATGGCAGAACAAATGAAATTTGCAACCAATGACTGGTATTCATGGAATGTCCGCAACTGGGGAACTAAATGGGAAGTTGCTGTATCCTCAGATGATAAACATCCTGAAACATATACTGAGGGGCCTACTCCTAATGGGGAGAATCTAGTAGTTTATTATAATTTCAATACCGCTTGGTCGCCGCCACACCCTGCCATTGCTAAACTATCTAGTCAGTATCCAACATTATTATTTACCTTATCTTATGAGGAAGAGACAGGTTGGGGTGGTGAGTGTGAGTTCTTGCGTGGTGAAATGATTTCTGATTCTGGATATGAAAATATGTGCAGAGATTGTGAAGCAACCAACACACTAGATTATTGTGAGAGTGAATGTGGTCAGATATGTGAATCGTGTAACTGGCTAGGCGAGGCAGACCTAGAGGCAGTTGCAGAATGTGATACCCATAAAGTATACTTAGACGAAGCACACCTACCAGAATATAGAAGGGACCAACTAAATGTCTAGTTACTTATTAGAATATATGAAGATACATATAATTAGTCTAATGCAAGACTTAGAAGGACTAGAGGATGAAATGGAGAAGTTAGATGAGAATTCTAAGGAGTATAGGGAATTAGATTTTGAGTTTAATCATCTATCAGGACAGATTTTAATTACCCGCTATTTTATCAAGATTGGGGAGGAACATGCAGCCAATAACAAATGAGTTAGAGCCACATCTGCAGAAACAGGTAGACATTGGTAGTTCTGGTTTAGATATTATGCATGGGTACCTTAAGGTGTTAATGCTAGAGGCTGAACAAGAGTTAGATAAGGCCTGTCAAATTGAAGAAGCCAGTGGCTACAGCGACGCTATGGAATCTATGGAGCGTAAATATTGGGAGGGGCAGGCAGACGCCCTAGGAAACCTATATGCATTAACATATGCACTATCATTTGCTATCGCAGAAAGGGACGGTACATGATAATAATAGAATCATTAGATGTATTAAAGGCAAAGCAACAGCTGAGTCTATTAATGATCTACGAGCAATTGACATTACCGCTGGATTTTGATAGAATTGATACAAACCCAAGAAAGGAAAGAAATGCCACTATACAGAATAACCGCAACTAGAGAAACTCACTATGAGTTTGACATTGAGGCAAAGTCAGAGGCGGAAGCCATTGAGGAAATGCTAAAAATAGAACTCACTAAAGATTTAGAGCAGTATGCTTATGACTGGTTTCCACTAGAAATCACAGACATTGAAGAAGAGGAGGCTAAGTAATGGGAGATAGAATTATATATTCAATCAAACAAGATAAAGATTTATCTGTTAACCTTTATAGTCATTGGGGTGGATATGATAGATTTGTTACCCTCGCTAAAGCACTAAAGGCTGCAGAGCCTAGGTGGCAAGATACATCCTATGCAGCACGTATCATTGTGTCTCAGTTGATTGGTACTGACTGGGCAGATGAGACAGGCTTTGGTCTATGGGCCAGTAATGGCGACGGTATGGACTATGGTGGAGACCATCCAGATATCACTATTGATTTAGTTAATAAGACTGTAGAAGATGAAACAGGAATACATTCATTTAATAGTTTTATTGAATATCACTCACTTAAGGATTCATATTTAAATGCTTAACTGAGAGCCTAGAGTGGTGACCTAGGCTGAATGCGTGAGGTGGGGTCCCTCACGTTATATAAGGGTGGGGCGCAGGTATTCTTAAACTTGCGCTCCCCCAACATCTTTGATACAATGAGAGGAACTATGATGAGAGCACTTAGACTTGGTATTTCTAAAGAGGAGAAGGTCGCTTGCGCTATTGGCAAGTTGCTATCTGATTTTTCTTTAGACTTAGAAGCGGTAGGAAAATACCTTGCGCTCTCTCAACCATATGTAGTTTATAGTCGTGCTGTTGAAGTATTAGAAGCAACTCACTATAACAAAACAGTAGCAGAATATAGAGAAATAGGACAATACTATGGCAACGACACCCTTTTCTAACAAGGTAGCAATAATAGCAGACCTATGGATAAACTATAGGGATGATGAACACTTTAAAGATTTTATTGAATACAATGATTTAGGGCTACCCCTGGGGTATTTAATAAATACAGAATTGGCTACACCTACAGATCAAGGTGAGATGTATATAACAGAAACCTTTGATCTTTTATGTGCTGCTTTAGAAATAGATCTAGATAGAAACTATGATTCATTAGCAGAAATGTTTGGTTTGAGTAATAAATAAATCCCCGAGCAAACCATAACAAATAGGACATTAAGGACAAACTAGATTTTTCCAAAAAATCATTAAGAACCTTCTTAAAAAAATCCCAGAAGTTTTTATCAAACCATATATCAAACCTTTATATCTTTGTCAAATCATATCCTATAGGTATATACTATTAGGGGATATGGGTATTCTTTTATATACCGTTTTATTTTTCTGCCGCCCCGCTGCGGCGCTGTCTAACTATCTTATTAACCATTACGAAGGGGATCAAAAAATCCCAGGGTATACAAACAATACCCCTGATACCTATAGATATACAAACCATTTCTCAAAAAAACATTAAGAACCCTTTCTAAAAAATCCCTGAAAGTTTTTGAATATTTTCTGGATATTTCTCATATGTTTTATAACTTTTTGTTATAGTTTTCCACAGTTTTGGACAGGTTTTATAACATTTTCTATATCAAATATTGAGATGATTTTGTCCATATTGTGGATATAAATTGGTTTGACAATATGAATTTTATATGGTATAAGGTTTGGGAAGGGTTGGTTTGAACTGCCAGCATTACGAACGCACTCTAGAAAGTGCATTATCCCCCATTTCCCTCCACTTTCCTCCACCATTGATATAACATTTTTATATCAGTAAGATTTATCTGTGGATAAACCTGTGGATAACTATCTAAAATATGTGGATAAATCCTATTTACCTGTGGATAACTTTACAAATCCAGGCATATCTGATATACTTTTTATATGAATAATGATGATTTTTTAGCCAAAAGAGAAGAGTTCTTCAGGCGTGTAGAGGAAGCCAGAAACACTCCACATGAGTGTGATTGGCAATATTCTTTTGTGCCTGATATAGGCAATGGTGCTTTCTTTGAAACCTGTAAAATATGTATGGATACAAAAGGGGTAATTGAACTTGCCTAGTCAACATACAAAATGGTATAAGGATAAACGCCTAGTAGAGGCTTTAGACGATATGCGCCAACGCAATCTGGAATTTATGTCCAAGTGTTATTATTGTGGCGCAGAAGCGGTAGCCATAAAATCTATAGGCGAAAGACTATATCCAGCCTGTGATATTCATCCAGGAGTAAATGAACTTATTCAATCTGAGTCTTTTTTTAAGGATTAACCTTTAAGGCTAAATTTTAGGCGGTATACCCAAAGGCATATCCGTAACATTATCAAATGCCTCTTCACATAATGGGCAATATGAATTAGGCAATCTTCCACTTCTTAAAGTTGATCCACCCAATAATATCAAACCTGCTTCACTCATATCCAGGGTTCTCTGGCTTACTACTCCATAGACTATAGGTATTAACTTTGTTTTACATCTATTGCATATACTACTCATATAAGGTTAGTATAGCAGTTCTTGGTATACCGTGGTATTTTTTGATATACCCTTTGACTTGCATACCTGCCCATAGTTGTGTATAATTGGATATAGAAGGGCCTAGAAACCCTTCTCATCGTCCCCTTTCTGGCGATGCAAGTCGTCCCTCCCTTTCTGGGGATGCGCTCCTGAGTATGAGCCCTAAACTGCTCATCTTTCTTTATTGACAGATCTAGCCATAGATGGGATAATTGAGATATGAAACTAACTAATGAATATATCAAGTCAGAACTTATTAAGATCAATGAGTTATTACTATCAGGCTCTCTTCATGATATAGATGAGGCTAGTCATGTATCAGCAAGGTTAATAGGGGAATTAAGTTCTTCTTGACATACCGCCGAATTTCTGATACACTAAAAGTACGTGGATTATAAATCGTAGAAAAGTGAGAATAACATGAATCCAAAAATGACAATCGTAGGGCGCTTAGGAAAAGATCCTGAGACAATTGGAACGACAGGTGCTCGTTTTAGTGTAGTAACACAAGACCGTGTAAAAAATGACAAGGGCGAATGGGAAGACCGTGATACCACTTGGCATAATATCAAGGCTTGGAAGACGCTAGGACAGCAGGCTCTATCTACTTTGAAAAAGGGTCAAGAAGTAATTGTATATGGAACATTTAGTGCAGATGAGTGGATTGATAAAGAAGGCCAGAAGCGTATCACAAATGAAGTGACCGCCGAAAGCATTGCCGTTACGGTATATACTTTATCTAAGATGAACACAACTCCTGTAAATGATCCTTGGGTCAAGGAAACAGTAAACGCATAATGTTTGACGATGATGCTACTGAGTGGGAGACGAAGCGTATTGATAACTCTCGTCCCCCACTTCGGTGGATAGCAAACCTAGCAGGACACTTTGCATCAAATGCAATGATCCGTATGTTTAACAGAGAAGAAGATGGTGTAGGTTTTTCTTTGGGGTATGAAATAGACAAAATCATCTGGGATAAAATTTGGCCTATCTATGAAAAATATGGCACAACATATGAAATGAAGTTTGAGCAAGACAATGAATGAGCAAGAACTAAGAGATAAGATAGCCAAAGAGATTCAAGACTTTGATTTAAGTGAGGGTAGCAATATTCATTTAAATGCTTTGGGTATGAAAATGATTGCTATAAACATAGTTAGAGGAAAATAATGGAAGACACAAGTGAAACAACAAGTTGTTTCTCATACAAGGTAGAAATGGTAGTTCAGATTCTAGCCAAAGATGAGAAAACAGCAAAAGAACAATTAGATAAAAGCGGAGGATATGTTTCTTCTCGTAATGTAACTTTAGTGGATTCTGTAACTCTTTATACAGAGGCTAAAGAAGAAGATATTTAACCAGATTGCCCCGCAAAGGGGCAAATGGTGGTTTTGTTGTTCTATTTTGCGCCGAAGTTAATGGAGTATAATTGATAGTATGCCAGAGTTAAATGCTAATATACCGCCGATTGAATGCTATGTCCGTGGTAATTTTTTGCGGAACCAAAAGGATAGCCACGATCAATACTTTCCATGTGTGATCTTTGGCGTATCCAGCGTACCAAACCGAAGTCCATTGTTCCACTTTATGATGGAAGATGGAGGTATCTGGTGGAGAATGCCTATCAATGCTTTCTGTACTGAGCCTGGTGTTAAGGAAGAAGATATACATAATTTAGTATTGTGGAATTCATTTAGTCCTTTTGTTACCGTCACAAAATTCTCAAACCTTGCAAACCTTCGCATGTTCTATATGGATAGAACTAAGACCAAAATATCTGGTAAGTATCTATTTACTTTAGATTGGTATAGCGGAGATGCAAACAGTCTTGATGATGGCTACTCTGAAAATCCTGGTCAACATAAGTGTGGCCATGTTATTGAACGTGATGATGGTAACTTTGCTATCCAACCTAACAACCGTATCTTTGCTTTAGAACCTTCCTTTACTACAAAGCCTGGTAAACCTGTTATACATCGCCTCATCAATACCCGCAAATGGGATGTAGAAGATGCTGCCAAGTGGGTCACAGAAGATTCAGATGCTTATCATTACGATATTTCTAATATGGAAAATGAAGGTGGCCCTGCAGTTGATGAGATGCGCCCAGTAGTTAAGGAGGCCCTTGACAAGTTCTTGGCTGATCCAAACACTGATGTTATTATGGAAAGATTAAAGTATATGGAAGATAATGGTGTATGAGAGAGTCTTTTGAATTCCCTGAAACTTTAAGCGAAGTAGTTCTAGTTGTACAAACATTATCTCCAACAAAATGGTTGCTTATAGACAGAGAAACTGGACAGATGTATCAGGGGAGTCCTTCTGGCAACTGGGACAAGTTAGAGCCTAAACAAAGATGAACAAATTGGGTGGGTTTGGTCCTATTTATGTAATCAATTTGCCACGCAGAACTGATAGGCGTGAGCATATGGAAAAATTATTTAAAGATCATGATATAACTAATTATACCTTTATAGATGCCTTTGATGGACAAGAAAATATTCATCAGCATATGCATGAAGGGGAAAGAAAGAATGATAAGGCTGCAAAAAGAGCGGAAACTGCTGCCTGTATGTCTCATCTTAAAGCCATTAAGCATTGGTTAGATACTAGTGATAGTGAGTATGCTATGTTCGCAGAAGATGATCTTTCTATGGATACCGTTCAATATTGGCCATGGACTTGGCAAGAATTTCTAGATGCAATATATTTTGATTACGATGTATTACAACTTTGTTTGACACAGTTTAATCAAAAAAAATTATCAATGCATAAAAGATACAGGACAGACTATAGTGCTGGGCTTTACATGTTAAAAAGATCTCATGCACAAAAAGTCATTAATAGGATGATTATTGATGGCAAATACAATGTTAATACAAAAAGAGATGATGTAATAGCAGACCATGGTGTTATTCTGGGCGGTACTGATAGAGCCTATGCTTGTGGATTATTTATATATGATGTTTCTATGCCGTCTGATATTAACCCATCTGGGCTTAGACTACACACTAAGTGTAGAGATTCTGTGATCACCTTTTGGAAACAAAATAAGATGTCACTTAAAGAGTTCATTGACTAATGACATTTTGTTTGGTATCATAGAGTAATGAAAAAAGAAAAACTTCCAGATTTGACAGACGCAAGAACATTTCTTAAAGAAATTATTATTGCTGCATTTATTTTTGGCTTTATCCTAGGAGCGTTAATCGCACAATGACAGAGAAAAGTTTTTTAGATGAACTAACCGAAGATCAGCGCAACGAAGTATGGAAACTACTTGTGTACACCATAAAAGAAATGCGTGAAGAGATTGCAAAAGAAATTGAGAATACCGCAGCAGACTGGAAAATAGCTGGTAAAATAAAGAGTCGTAACACATTGAAAGCATTTAAGGCAGCAGCATCCATATCAAGAGGGGTAGAAGATGAAAATAACTGAAGCAGCAAAAATTAAAATTGTTGAACTAATGGAAGCAAATAAAAAGATAATGCCAGAGCATATTTTCTTTTTAAGAATTACTGCAGATACTGATGCAGATGATAATTTAAAGCAGCAAACATATTTTGATTATGAAATTAGACCAAATGATCGTTTACTAAGATTTAAAGATTTTGATCTTAGAATAGATGAAGAGTCTTATCCACATTTAAAACATGCAACATTAGAATACTACGATGAAGAAAATAAAACAGGTTTCTTTTTAGATAATCCTGAGTTTCATGGTCACTCAGGTGAAAATGTGATTTGATTTTTTCAGCCAACAGGTGTATAATGGTTGAATGGACAAGGGTAGATTTATAGTTTGTGATTTATGCAATAAAGAAATTGAAGTGCGTTGGGGGATCTTTGCTCATCAGACACTTTCTCGTCATTTAAAGGAGCATGGCAATGGCTAAGGGTAAACCAAAAAAGATAGTAGACAAACCAACATCTGGGCATAGCAATAAAGAAACAGTTAGCATTGGTTGGTGTGATAATGGAATGGTAGAAGGAAGATTTGCCACAGGAATTATTGCAACAATGACAGAAGGACAGAAGGCTGGAATTAATGTAGTAAACCATCTTCGTGTAAATGGTAATCAAATTGCTAGACAAAGACAAGCCTTGTTTGATGCATGGGAAGCAATGGGAACAGATTGGTTATTGTGGGTTGATTCAGATATTATTGTTACCCCGCAAGTTTTTAAAATGATTTGGGATACAGCAGATAAGATTACGAAGCCAGTGGTTTCTGGATTATATTTTGTTAGCAATGAAAACGAACAAACTCTTATGGAGCCTTTGCCTGCTATGTATAAAGAAACAGGCGATGAATTTTTAACTCAACCTATTCATCCATTTCCACAAAATCAAGTAATACCAGTAGACATTACTGGGTTTGGTTTAATTCTTATGCACAAGTCTGTTATTCCAAAGGTAAAAGAAATAGCACAGGGACATTCTGTGTTTGGAGAAAAACAGAATCCTGGCAAGAAGTTTGTTAGTGAAGATGTTGCATTTTGTCGTTACCTGAAAAAAGCGGGTATTCAAATATATGTCCACACTGGTGCAATGGTTCAACATATGAAGACATTTTCTTTTGATTTTAATTACTATTATGTATACTGGCGTGGAGTACAAGATAAGATAGTTAACAGAAAGCCTAGGCCAGGAGCAGCACAACCAGAACAAGAGCAACCGCCCAAGTAGTTGCTTATAATGATATAATGGTTTAAAAGGGGTAATCTTGGCTAAAATTGCTTTTCTGGGTAACTTTGAGGTTGAGTATAGCAGTGAGAATCATCATGCTAAGTCTTTGGAGTCTCTTGGGCATACCGTTGAAAAACTGCAAGAGCGTGTAGCACGAACTGAAGTTATCCTACATCATGCATTAAACAGTGACTTATTTATTTGGGTACACACTCATGGCTGGAAGACTACTGGAAAGATGACAATGGATTCAGTATTGGCCAGATTAAAGAAGGCTGGTGTTCCAACAATGACATATCACCTTGATCTTTGGTTTGGTTTGCGTAGACAACAAGACCTACAGAAAGATAACTTTTATAAAACAATCGGACACTTCTTTACAGTAGACAAACTAATGGCTGATTGGTTCAATGAAAATACAGATGTAAAAGGACATTTCATACCTGCTGGGGTATATGATAAAGAATGTTACATACACGAAGATTATAATCCAAATAAATTTGAGCATGATGTTATATTTGTTGGAAGCAAGGGCTATCACCCAGAACACCCATATAGACCGCAACTAATTGACTATTTAAAAGAAACTTACGGAAAAAGATTTTTACACGTGGGCGGAGATGGAGATACTGGAACTGTTCGTGGTGATAAATTAAATAAAATTTATGCTAATAGCAAAGTTGCAGTGGGAGATAGCTTAAACATTGGATTTAACTATCCATACTATACAAGCGATAGAATGTTTGAGAGTACTGGTCGTGGAGGATTTACTATCTACCCTCGCATCAAGGGGCTTGAAGATTACTTTGAAGATGGCAACGAGATTGTTTTCTATGAGCATGGTAACCTAGAAGATCTAAAAACTAAGATAGATAAGTATCTTGAAGATAGCATTGATAGAGAGCGTATTAGATTAAATGGTCATGAAAGAACTAAGCAAGAACACACATATGTACATAGATGGGCAGCAATTATGAAAGATTTAGGTCTTTAATGAAGTATGTAGTATGTCTACCATTTCGTGTGCAGGAGTTTCGTGATGAATTTATGTCTAATTGTAAGTTAGATAATATTTTAGAGATTGACAATACAGTTAATAATATTGGCATAATGGCTAGTCATAATCTTGGCATTAAAAAACTTTATGAAGATAATGCTGATTGGCTGATTATAATGAGTGCAGCAATAAGGTTTGGTGATAAGGGTGGCTTAGATATCATTGAGCATTTAGAAAAAACTGATGCTCAAATTGTTGAAGGCTTCCAACTTTATGGTTGGCATTTAATGGCTTTTAAAAAAGATGTTATTAATACTGTTGGCGGATGGGATGAAAACTTTACACCATATGGATATGATGATTTAGATTATAGTATTAGAATTAAAAAAGCAATGCCTAATGTTAAATGGGAAAAGATTTTATTTGATGTTTCAGATACTATTATGGGTCATAGCATTAAACTAGGTGGAGTAAGGTCAAATGACAACCTATTGCATCAATATTTCTACAATAAGTGGGGCCAATATCCTGGAGGTGGGCACAGTGTTGAGGAACTTTATCCAACTCCATTTAACTTACCAGATGTAGATTTTAAATACTGCCCAAAAGAAGATGATAAGAACCATGTTAGTTTTATTAAAAAAGTTAGATACCAAGAATAGGATGTTTATAAAATGACAGAAATGATAAAGTCAGTAATCAATGGAGAGTTTGAAATCTTTCTTCCAGAACATCGTGCCAACAGACCTGAGTGGTACACAGAAAAAGGATGGGAAAGAAAAAGATTGCAATCAATGCATAGCAATCTTGGACCTGGCGATGTAATCTATTATGTTGGTGGAGAAGAAGGGGAGATGGTTGCGCTTTGTCAAATATGGGGAGCAGAGACTGTAGTATTTGAACCAAACCCAAAAGTATGGTCACACTATCCATTATTATGGGAAAGTAATAAACTAAATAAGCCAACCGCATGTATTCCTGGATTTGCATCTAATGAAAACAATAAACTTACAAGAATTTATCATAATGAGTTTCCACCAGAAGCGGATTCAGTAATTGATGCTGCACATGGATTCAAAGAGTTACATACAGAGGGATCTACTTATGGACAAATAACAATTGATTCATGTGTTTACGATAAGGGTATCAAACCACCTACAGCAATAACTCTTGATGTAGAAGGAAGTGAGTGGGCTGTGCTAACTGGTGCAGAAAAAGTTTTAAAGGAATACAAACCAAAAATTTGGCTATCTGGTCATCCAGAATTTATGATCATGTATTGGAACAAGTATCTTTGGGACCTTAGATATTGGATTATGGAACTTGGATACAAAGAAACAATACTAGACTATCAGCATGAGGTGCATCTTTATTATGAATCATGCTAAAACTTTTTGGGATAATGCTGCATCAGATCCCGAAGTAAGATATAAATATATTGCAGATGAGTGGGCATCCACTGAAAACTTTTTAGATCTTATAGAAAATAATAACAATCATTGGAATAATGTTCTAGAGATTGGGTGTGGAATAGGAAGATTACTTGATCCTCTTTCAGAAAAATATAAAGAATGTAATTTCTATGCAATAGATATCTCTGATGAGATGATAAAACTTGCACCTAAAAAAGATAATATAAAGTATCAAGAGGTTGCAAATAATCTTGACCTAGTATATTCGATGTTGGTTTTTCAGCATATTGAACATCAAGAAAAGATTAACTATATAAAACTTGCCTACGATAACTTAAAAAACGGTGGCAACATATATTTTCAATTTGTTATTGGAGAAGAAAATTCACCATACTCTTATCAAACATCTAAATTTGAAATTGAAAAAATGTTAATCAGTATAGGATTTAATAATTTAGTTTTTGAAAATCACATGCATCCGCAATGGATGTTTGTCAGGGCTACAAAATGATTAAAGCATATATATATTCAACTAATCCATTAGACTCTGCAAATGGCAAATGGGATTATGGATTACTTAAAGAAACATTTGAAAACAATAAGGTTGAACAAACTGTTGTAGAAAATATTCCACAAACAGATCGTGCTTTTGTTATTATTCCTGGGCAAGGAAATGCAGGGGCAGAAGAAAAAATAAATCAACAATTATCTAATATACAAAGAGTAGTTTTATTTATTACTGGTGACGAGTCTGCTAAGTTTAATGTAGATAAAATAAAACATCCTAATATTAGTATTTGGGTTCAATACCCTCATCAAAAACATGAAAAATATAATAAGTTTTTTATAGGTGTTCCACAGCATTTAAAACAAAATCTTCCAGCCTATCCTAGCAAGAAATATGACGTTTATTTTGGTGGACAGATAACTCATCAGCGCCGTAAACAGTTAGCAGAGGCTATGCCAAGCCTTCAAAATGCCCTTTATAAGCCCACAGAAGGCTTTGCACAGGGAGATACACCCAAAGACTACTACCAACACCTTTCTACAGCCAGAATCGCCCCCTGTCCTTCTGGAGCACAAGTTGTTGATACCTTTAGATTTTTTGAGGCAATAGAAATGTTAGCCCTACCAATAGGAGATCTTATAGATTCAAAGGGTATAGAAAATGATTATTTTCATTATATATATCAAGCAGATATGCCTATAGTAAAAGTTAAAGATTGGAATACCTTATCTGATATAGTTCCAGCACTAATTAATCAATACCCTGCAAATATGCACAAAGTAGTGTGCTGGTGGATAAAATATAAAAGAGATTTTGGTATCAAAATAATGGAGCAGGTAAATGGGTAAAGACGATGTAACAATTATTGTGGTAACTTCTGTATTGCCAAGTCATCCAGATACAACAATTCTTGATGAAACCATTAGAGAAGTCAGAATGCATTTTCCAAAAAATGAAATCATTTTGCAAATTGACGGTCTGCGTGAAGAAAGATTAAATAGAAAAGCAGATTATGATGAGTTTAAAAATCGTGTTCTTTGGAAGTGTTTACACGAATGGAAAAATGTTTTGCCAATAGTTTTTGATGAGCACAGTCATCAAACAACAATGATGAAAAAAACAATCGGCTTGATACAAACATCTGCAATGCTTTATGTTGAAGGTGATGCGCCAATTACTGGTGATAGGAATATTGACTGGCAACAATGCCTAGATATGTTGGAGTTTGGTAAAGCAAATACAATCAGGTTTCACTTTGAAGCATCAATTCCTGAAGACCATAAACATTTAATGCTTGGTAAAAAGGGAAACTTTTTAAAAACAATTCAGTGGAGCCAAAGACCACATCTATCTCTTGTTGATTATTATCGTGAGGAAGTGTTACGAGTTTCAGATGAAAAAACTTTTATTGAAGATAAGTTTCATGGAGTTGTTCAAGATGATGGCTGGTTTAAACATAAACTTTGGATATATCATCCAGAGGGTGACATTAAACGTTCTTACCATTTAGATGGACGTGCAGGAACTAAAAAATTTACAGCAGACGATGAAGCATGGGGATTAACTGAATGAGACTAGGAATTATTGCAAGATCAGATAACACTGGCCTTGGAAATCAAACAAGAGATCTTGTTACTATGCTTAATCCTCACAGCATTATGCTTGTTAATTCTACAAGGTTTAATAAAAATAAACAACATCCAGAATGGTACAAAGACTATAACTGTTTTCATGTTAGTGGTTTGCCAAAAAGTGGAGATTTTGATTCTTTTATTCGTAGCGTAGACACTGTATTAACCTGTGAAACATTTTATAATAATAGCTTTATTGAGCTGGCAAGAAGAAGAAATGTAAAAACAATACTTCAATATAATTATGAGTTTTTAGAATATCTTCACAATGAAAGATTGCCATTTCCAGACATTATGCTTGCCCCTAGTTTATGGAATTATGAAAGGGTTGCTGAAATTACTGAAGGTAAAACTAAATTATTTCATCTTCCTCCTCCAATAAATACATCAATGTTTGATTATGTAAGAAAGATTAACCTATCAAAAGATCATGGCAGGTTGTTGCATGTAGCTGGTAATCCAGCAACAAAAGATCGCAATGGAACACATAGCATACTAGACATGTTAAAGTATTCTAAAACAGATTACGAACTTATCGTTACTGCTCAAAAAGATTTGGGCATTGTTCCTAAAGACTCTAGGTTGAAAATAGTTGTGGGAAACTCAGACAACAGACAAGATCTTTATTCTGGGTATGATGCTATGATTTTGCCTCGCAGATATGCAGGATTATGTCTTCCTATGAATGAGGCACTTATAAGCGGACTGCCAGTTTTCATGACAAATATATCTCCAAACAATTCAATACTTCCTGAAGAATGGCTTGCGGCATCAGAAAAACATGATGAGTTTAAGGCAAGAACTACTATTGATGTATATAATGCGGATCCAAAACATTTGGCAAAAATTGTAGATAACTATATGCACTCTAGAAAAAAAGATGAGATCAAAGAACAAGCAGTTGACATTGGATTTAAAAACTTTAGTATGGAAAACCTAAAAGATAAGTATCTTGATATATTAAAATAAGGCGAGCCCATTTCTAGACCCGCCTTATTATGACTAACTAAATTACTTAGCAGCCTTCTTCGTCTTAGCCTTTGCAGACTTAAGAGCCTGCTCAACAGCCTTTGCTGCTGGCATACGACCAAATGCTGGATCGTTTGGATTAACTGCACGTGCTAGTACTGGGATAAGCGCTCCTACGAGTGCTGCCCATAGATCCTTTGGATCTGTTACTCCTGCAACGTATAATGCTGATGCTGCGCCTACAACTGAACGGCCATATGATGCAAGCATTGCCTTGTGTTCTTTTTTAAGTTCCATTTTTTCCTCCTAGGGTAGAACCTTTATTAGTATAGCATAGCCAGCCCAAAGGCCAACAATTCCTGCAACTCCTGCAAAAACTGGTGGCGCTGGGACTGGTAATTTGAATGCTGCGAAGATTACGCCACATCCAAAACCTGTTAACACTGATAAGATTATTTGATTCAAAACTTTTCTCCTTTGTTTTTAGCATCTGGATCTGCTTCAGGATTGTCTAGAGGAGTTGGGGCGGTAGCCAAAGCACCACACTCATGACACTGAATATCTAAATGATACATTCCTACAGTATATGTTTCAGAATCAAAAGACACAAGCGCTCTAAACAAAGTTCCACCACAGTTTGGACATACACAAGTGGGGATTCCTCTAGCGTCTATCATCTGATTCTTCTGGCAACATCTTCTTTAGTTCATCAAATTCTTTTGATATTTTCTTTAAAGCCTTATCGTGAGGGGCGACAGTTCCTTCAACAACAGCGCCATAGGAGTTGTAATATTTTAATTGTGGCTCTACTTCTTCTATAAACTTTGACAATGCTTTTTGGACATCTTCAATATAATCAAATGCCCAGTCACGAGAATCTGATAGAAACTTTATAAAATTTTCTTTATGTATGTCGTCTTCTGTTTTTGTTGGTTGTGTATCAACCGCTTCTCTTAATGTATTATATGAGACAAAAAGTTGAGCAAATCCTTTATTTACAGAATTGAGTTTTTGTGAAACTACGAGGTATGCTATTAAAAATGATATAGATAGTATACTTAAAACAACCAGAGCAAACTCCATGCTAACTCTTTTCTCTCAATACTATTGTACTATCATTATCAGGATTTGTCAAACCATACATTTTTTTTAAGTCAAAGCCTATTAGTTTCTCATATGCTTTTAAATGTCTATAATTTCCAGCACCAAAGGTTCCCTTTTCTATACCGCACAAAACACGCTTTTGCTTATCTTTTGAAATATCTTCTATTTCTTTCCATG